AGATTGAGCTTTCCTCCCTTGTACAGGTGTCTTGCTCCCGCGTTGCTCGTCTTTGTGCAGGGGACAAATGCGATAATCATGTCCCAGCGGGGCACGTCATGCACGGTTCCGTCCATGGTCACGACCTGCCCTCCCTCGATAGCCTTTAGGCAGTCACCGAGAATATGCCATTCTGGATGTTCGCCGGACGGCTCAATCAGGTCGCAGGAATAGGCTTCGTGACCTTTCGCCCGGAATGCTTTGCAAACTTCCTGCGATTCCTCACAGGCGACTAAAACTTTCATCTTTCCAAACGCCCGTCCAGCCAGATAGCGCAGCTCTTATATAAGGTAGGTGGTCAGTGTTTATGTCCTAAAAGAGTAAACCCGATGAATCGTCAATCACAGAGAAGTCATCTGCGCTGCCCTGAGAGTAGTTTTGCGGTGCATTCCACGCCCGATCGGCGGGCTTGCTGTCAGACTTGCCACCGCAGAAGTCAACCTTGTTCGCCATGATTTCCGTTGCGGTGCGGTTGTTCCCCTGCTTGTCGGTATACTTCCGGGTCTGGATGCTACCAGTCACCAGAATCAGGCTACCCTTCTGAAACCACTTGGAAACGAATAGTGCCGTATTTCCAAATGCGGTGCAGTTGAAGAAGTCGGTTTCCTTCTGACCGCCACTCTGACGGTCACAAGCAATGCTGAACGTACAAACATCCTTGCCGGATTTCGTAACCTTAGCTTCGGGCGTGTGAACCAGACGCCCCTGAATTGCGATAGAGTTAAGCATTGTTTAGCCCTCCTTCGGCTGTTTCTGGGCACAGTCCCAACACAGGACACGCCCAAAGCGTTTCTTCGTGCTTCTTGCAGTTTCCAGCGGAGTGACTGTGCGGTTGTTGTACTGAATAGGCTGCAACTGCTTTCCGCAGCAAGCGCATGGGGGAATGGTTTCCGCTTCCGTTTGCTTCTGCGCAGGCTTGTTTGACCTGCTTGTGGTCTGCTTCTGGTACTCGTCCGTGTCAGCGTCCTTCGTATCGTCAATGCAGAACAAACCGTTCAAGGCGTACTTTCTGGCGTAGCTACTAGACGTTCCAGTCACCTGCGCTGCATCCATCTTGGTTTTTTGCTCCGGTTCTCTTGCGTAAGCAGTAACAGTTACGCATCCACCATCCAGACTTTCCACCTTTGCGGTCGCTTCGATGTAATGCCATCCCTCTAACACTTTAGGTTCATCAGAAAGGGTAAGAAGCAAACCGTGTTCTTTCAAAATTGGTTTGACTGCTTCCAAAATGTCCTCGCAAGAGCGATACTTGTAACCGCCAAATGTGTTCATCTGCCCCTTCGGGGCTTTCAACTCTGACTGAACAGCCATCAGAGCTTCATGGATTTTGCTGTTATCCATACGTTTCCTTTCTTCGACTTCATTAGGCTTCATTGTTCTTACTTCGGCTTAACTCGGCTGTACAAAATCAACCAGCCATCAGGTCTGCCAACTGTGCGCGGAGGTCTTTCAGCTCCGCTTCCCTATCTTCAATTTCAGACTGCAAGTCCTCAATCGCTGCCAGCCGGTCGGCTTCCTTCGCTTGCGCCATCTGCTCGTTGGTCATAAAGTACACGCCGTCCTCCGGTTCGGTCACGCCACCGAATCTGTCAAGGTTAATCATCTTTTGGTCTCCCTCTCTTGCGTCCCTCTTTGATTTGCAATGCACTGTACCACTGGTCTTTGTCAATTTCGATGGTAGACCACCGATGGTTACAGGTAAGGCACTTTTTGCGGCGAACAATACTGTCATGGTCAGGTCGGCTGTCCACGGTTGTGATGTTTTCGCTACCGCACATCGGGCATTTCATCGTACATCCCTCCACTCGTTGGTGTGGTGAGGAATGCGTTTTACCTTGCGATTTTCCTGCTCAATGCGTTCGTTTTCAGAGCTGACCCCAATGGCACACAAGACGAGTGCTGCGGCGAGGAAGCTACACGAAAGGAAAACGTACCAAAACATTGCTGCCATGCTTTGGCTTTTCTGGATTGCATCGCCACATCCTACCGAAAAGATTGCTAACGCGATTCCAAGCGTACAAAGGACATTAGCTTTCAGGCTTTTCACTCTTATTACCTCCAAAACTCAGTATCCATGCCGTAGCCATTGCCACAGATACCGTAATGATTCCACGGGCAGCTGATGCACCTACCAGAATACCGATGTGATGCACCATCCAGAAGTTCAGCAGGAATACTGCCAAAACCACTGCCAGTGCTATGCCCCACATAAGGGCAACTTCAATAAATGCTTTCATCTTGTCTCCTTTCGTTTTTTTACCGTTGCGAGTCATGTCGATGCCATACGTTGCCTTCGCTGCGCTGTACATTGTCCCGCCTTGCCTTTGCTTCTCTAATCAGCGCTGCGCCGTCGTAATGCCATGCTGGGCTTGTCAATGCCGTTGCTAAGCTAAACTAATCCTTGCCATGCCTTGTTGTTCTGCTCCTAGCTACTCAATGCCTTAGCCTATTGTTTCTATTCTTTGCCGTTGCCCCGCATTGCCTTTGCATATCAAAGCTACACCTTGCATCCATAGCCATTGCTTTTCCAAGCTTTTCCTTGCCATTCCATTGCTCGTCTGAGCTTTGCTCCTCCATGCCTTTGCGCCACGTCTCAAAACCGTGCCATAGCCATGCTGTTATCAGCAATTCCGAGCTGTGCCATTGCAAAGCAAATCATGGCTTGCCTATGCGATTCCATTGCACTCAGTCAAGAACTTCGTAGGTATAACGGCCTTTGCCAGATTTCAAGCTTTTTCGGATTAAATGAATTGAAATTCCAGTTTTTCGCACCGCTTCATTTATGGATTTATAAATGCATCCGTTTTCTGCGTCTTTTACTGGGGTTCCGTGCGAATATGAATAGTCTTTTGGCGTATATCCGTTCCTTATCGCTTCTTTTATCCTTTTTTGCACATATTGGTCGCCTTTTGTTTCATACCAAGTTTTTATTGAACCTCTTGGGATTCCAGACTCTTTTGCCCAATCGCTACAAGATTTTGTTACGCCATCAACTGTAATTAAAATTGTCACGCGTCTATTGTTTACATTGTCTTGCCGTGTAGCCCATCTACAATTTTCAGGACAGTAGTTTCCATCATTGTTAATTCGGTCTAAATCAAGTCCTTTGTTCCAGCCAGCAGATAAAGCCCATTTACAAAACGGCTCAAATATTTGCCATTCTTTACACACTCGGATGCCTCTTGCTCCGTAGTTTTTGTAGGCAGAACATTTAGGGTTTTGCGTTCGCTGCTTCATGGATTTCCAAGCCCAATAGATTTCTATGTTCTTTTGCCGAAGCGTCATTTAGCCTCCAAAACCTCATACTCAAACCGCCCCTTCGAGCTGTTTCTCCACTGGCCAATGCCACGCAGAGCACCGTAGTCCAGCCACTCACGCACGGCCTTCTCGTGAGAATCGTCCAGAAGAACGATTTCAAACTCGCAGGTCGAACCAGCAGGAATCTGCTCGCTGTTGGCAAGGCTCACCCGCTCGCCCTGCGCAGTCTGGGCGCGGAGTGGGCGCTGGCACTCGGTAATCTCGCCGTTCACATGAATGGGAATCATGCGGGGCTGAACGAAAATCAGACCATCAATGACCTTCTTGTAGGCCGTCAGCTTGCCGGATTCGTTTACGGCTTTCTTCTTGCCGGTCTCGGTCTTTCCACCGATACGTCCCAGCATACCGCAAGAATCCTTGAAGAAGCCCTTAATCTGGTAATCATACAAGATAGGCTCGCCGTTCTCGTTGCGAGGAAACACGGTCATGCCCTTATCTGCCACAGCATCAGCACCCAGAGCGGCTACCTCGGCCTCGATAGTGTTTGCATTAGGGGACTTGCTAGCGATGAACTCTCGCGCGATGTTCTGGTTGCTAGGCCATGTGCCGAGAACCGCTTCGGTGAATGTGATTCTGACTTTGATTTTTTTCATTTTTGCTCACTCTTTCTTTCTCGATGCGTTCTAGCCGGTCTTTCTCCCGGCTGTGCCAGCGAATTTCTCGCTTTCCGTAGTATTTACCGTTCATCAGGGGCCTTCACCTTTCCCTGTGCAAGTAAAGTACTGTAATGGCCGTAGCTCATGCCATATCGTTTTGCGGCATCGTTCATCTGTCGCACGGTATACTTTGGAGGCTCGTGCTTTTGAGGTTTCGCACGCTCTAGCTCCTGCACATCCCAAGTAATTTTGAACTCACCAGATGCTTTTAGCTCATTCAGCTCTTTTTGCTTTTTGGCTTTGTACTTTTTGGTCAAAGCCTTGTTTGCATCTGCTGCACATTCAGGGTGATACTTCTGAGACCAGACCTTCCGAACCATTGGCTTCTTGCACCAAGCGCATAAAGCTGGTTCCGGCTTAGCCTTGATTCCTTTCTTTATAAGAGCCTGCCGTTCTCTGCGAACAATGATTTTACATTCTTCACAGTATTTCTTGCACGGATTTACAAGGCCAAGAAAGACACCGCAGCGCTCACAGTACTTTTCTTCCACGCTGCATCTCCTCTTTTAGCCTGGCTTCGCGATTGTGGCGTTCAAAGCACTGATTGATGGTTTTCTCCATCCAAAGCACCTTGTTGGCATCGTTTCTGGACACGCCAGCTGCCATTGCCAGCTTCAGTCTGCGCTTGCGGCTTTGCGCCTTGCGAAATTTCGTCACCAGCACTCACCAGCCTTTTTAATGATGAACGCGGGCACGTTTCTGCCGGTAGCCCGACACAGGCAGACGCACTTGGCAACCCAAGTATCAAAAGAAGCAGAAGAAATGCAGCACGTTGCATTTCGCTTAAAACTTTCATCATCCGGTTTACTAAGCCAAATAGAAACCGCCTTGTAGCAGTACGCTTCCGTGACTCTGCACCATTCAATGCTGTACCCATCCAAGCACAACTGCTCCATAATCTTCATTGCCAGATGCTTCGCTTCGGCAATTTCATCTTCTGCCCACTTGAGCTTGTCTGCTTCGTAGACCTTGACCGCTTCGTCAATGGCAAATTTCGCATCGTCCGGGTGCTCAAGGTCTACCTTCAATGTCAAAATCTGTTCCATGTTCAGTCCTCCTTCTGCTCAATCTCCAGAATCTTGCAGATGCTCTGAATAATCTTCTCCGGCTTTCGCTCACCACGAAGAATCTTGTAGAGGTACGAATCATCAAGGAACAATCCAGTATCGCTTTGAACCGCTTGAATTAGCTCCGTTTGTTTCATGCCTCGCTGCAACAGCTTCATCTTCACTTCTAGCTCAAAGCCAGAACGGAAGTTTTCTTTCAAAATTCCACCTCCATTTGCTAAAATCTATTGACAAGTACGGAAAGCTGTACTAATATAAGGGTGTAGAGAGTTTATATTGTACAGTGTTCTGTACTGCCCATGTCTGTATTATAGTACAGGCATCTGTACAAGTCAACTCTTTTGTACAAAATTCTGTGCATTTGTATACTTGCACAAATATGGGAGTGTTCTTATGTCGGACTTGTACAGCAACATCCATGCACTCTGCGAAAAAGAGGGAATCAAAGACGGAACTCTTTGTGCCAACATCGGGATTCGCCGTAGTTTTCTTTCCGAGCTGAAAGCCGGGAGAACCAAGAGCCTGTCCGCAGAGGTTCTTTCTAAAATTGCAGCCTACTTCAACGTATCGGTAGACTACCTTCTCACTGGCGAACAAAAAGAAAACCCGCCCCAGCAGCCGCAAAGTGAAGTCGATGCAGCAGTGGAGCGGATTAGAAAAAAACTTGAATCTATGCCGAAAGAACAGCGTGAAGCTCTGATGAACCTGATCGAGAAGATGTGAGGTAAGCCCGTGTATTACTTGTTGTGCGGCTGCGCCTTTTGCTTTTGGTTCATGCAGGCCTTGTTAAAAGGCAATGACCGTGTGCTATATGGCAACAGCAGAAAATATCGTTACCGTAGAAACCGAAAGAAGAAATGGTTCTGACCCGGTAAAATAAAAATCCCTTGTGCCGGGCTGGTGTAGCTCTGCGCAAGGGGTTTTCTGTTATTCCAGGTCTAAGGCTTGCTCTGCTGCCGGAATCTTATCAGGGTGTTCCAACAGCCATGCGATAAACCTGTCAATCTTAGCTCTTTCTTGTTCACTCATTGTGGCATATCCTCCCGATCGGTAAGTTCGGATGTTCATTTGATACGATTATACACCTTTCTGTTGTACAGTCAATATCATTTTAACAACTTTACTGAGGTTAAATGATTTTTCCATCCGTTACTTTGTATCAGGGAAACCAAAAATTGCAATGACAATGATTAAGAGCCACATTAAGTTTAAGTTACCCTTTGCTTTGTAACATTCCGTTGAGCATGGAACGAAAGGGGTTATTCGGTAAATCGTCCAGCACATCTGCTTTGACAAGAGCGTTTGTGCTGATGCTGTGTGAAACATTGTTTAGCTGCACAATGGCATCGTCCAAGTCCTTCACGGTTGCCATTGACTGGAGGAAAGTTTCCACTTCTTCAAGAACGACAGGGTTCTCGGCTTTATAGAATCCATTCGTAAAGTCCATCTTCTTCTCCTTTCACAGTTCCACAAGCTGTCCGTCAATGCGTTCAATGCTATCTGCCGGGTCGCGCCCATCGTCTAAGGCGGCTACGGCACGCTCCAGGATTCCTTTTGCTTCGAGGTAAGCATCTTTATCAGCTTCGTACCCAGAAAGGCTCAGGACAAGCTCCAGCGTCCGTCTGCGGGCGTATGGGACAATCAGAGCATCTACAGTTCGGTTCATTAGCTTTCCTCCCATGGTTCAGGTGTGTGTGGCTGCCCATCGGTAACGCTGGCGGGCATTCCATCGATGATCGGCATACGTTCATGGTTCCAGATTGCAGTTTCTTTCATTTTGTGTTTCCTTTCTATTTGGAATTTTTTGACAATACAGTTATAACACAGGCTGCTGTTGGTTCTCCATAGCAGCTTTTTCCATTTTTTGGCTTGTCGAATCCAGCAGTTTTGCAGAATTTTGTTGAAAGGGCGTGAATTTATGGATGAGTATTTGGTAAAAACGGCCAAAGCATTAGAGATGGCACGGATGCGTTCCGGCTTAAGCCAACAGAAATTAGCAGCACGAATGGGCGTGAATCGTGGCACGATTGCCAACTGGGAGCAAGGTCTGGCAGCCATTTCCCTGCCAATGGCTATGCGCTGGTTCACCTGTTGCGGCGTATCGGCGGCTCGATACATGGACGCTTGCATTTATCCTGGACTGCTGGAGCATCTGGAAGGCGACCTTTCCAACATGGAAAAGCGTCAGATTCTCATAGATGCCATGGTGGAATGTTCTTCCTACGAGATAGATGCTTTGTTGTACATCCGGTACGGAGATCACGGTTCAGACCACATGGGCGTGCTGACGGAGGTTCTGGCAAACCTCCATACGCCATTGAAGGACAGGGTCTCTGTTTGCCGGATGGTATCGGGCAATTACGAGATAGCGCAAGCTACCGGAACAGACCCAGACCCGAATGGAACCGCCCCGAAGATGGAAATACTCTATCAGGCGCAAGATGCCGGGACGGAAGCCGCTATGAAGTCCAACGATTCTTATACCGTGAATCCGAATAATATAAGCGGCTGATTGTCGAATTATCAAAGTTTTTAAGGAACATTCTGTCCACTTTTTGTACACCTATCGGGCAAATCTACCTTGTCATTCCGTCCCCCATAGGCTATGAACCGACAATATTTGCGCATAATAAACAACGAATTAGCGCTAATTTATCGTTTGCGATTAAACAACTTGTCAATCCGTCCCCCATAATACCGGCTCAAAAGTTTTTCATCCACATTTTGTACACGTTAGATAAGACTAATCATTGCCGGAAAGACTTTATTCAGCAAATGAAAGGTTTAGTTATCCACAAGCTGGAATGGAAAAACAAAGAAATTGTTGAAAATTATCGTCATCGCTTATTTAACGATGATATTTAACCTCTTGTTTATTTCTTGTTTAATATATAATAGGTAGATGGGGGACGAAATGACAAAGCATGGGGGACGTTTTGACAAGTCATGGGGGACGTTTTGACGACCCTATGGGGGACAAAAAGACAAGCCACGGGGGACAGAATGTGTTGACTTGTCCCCCAATCTGTGATATACTGCTTTTAAGCTAGAAAAGGAGGCGAACAGATGCAAAAAATATCCGACAACAACCTTGTTGAAAAAAGCAAATCCCTTGTGTGGGCGAAGTTCAGGGACTATACGGCAGGCGAACTTCGGTTGCTAGAGGTTTACTTGTCAAGAATAAATCCGAGAGACCCAAGCAGCAGCCGTGTGGAGTTCACTTTGGCGGAATACAGGGAGCTTCTTGGACTGAAAAGCCTTGATGCACGAAGGATTGAACCGCAGATCAAGCACTTCTTAGGCAATACGGTGTCGATTCCCATTGACAAAGAGAAGGGCACGTTTGAAAGTTTTGTTTTATTCACAAGGGCAAAGCTGGACTATGTGCCAGAAACAAGGTCTTATGTTGTGGCAATCACTTGCAACCCTGACCTTCGCCCTATCTTTTTTGACATTGCTGAAAGCGGGTACGTTCGGTATCGTCTACGCTACACATCACGGATGAAATCACAGTACAGTATTCTGCTTTATTCGATTCTTCGGGACTGGATGAACATGGACAGCAAGCCGCATGAAATCAGTCTGAAAAAACTGAGAGAACAGCTCGGTGCAATGGAAGCGAGCTACGATGTTTACAAGAACCTTCGCAAAAGAGTGCTTGACGTTGCAGTAGACGAGATCAATGCTGTGTCTGACATCGTGGTGACCTATGAACCGGTTCTTGTGGCACGAAAGGCTGTGGCAGTCAAGTTTAAGCCCAAAATTAAAGCGTCTGAGACGTTGATTGAAGCTCAGGCAAGCGAAGTATCGGCTGAACCTCAAAAAGCTACCAGAAAGCCCCGCAGAAGCGGATACGAGGATTTTGACTGGTCTGTGTGTGACGAACTGGAAAAGCAGGACTGCGTTGACGTGGCAAAAGTGGTTGAGAAGTGGATGAAGAAAGAGCATCCAGAAATCAAGCTACCAAGACGCAGAGAAGCGGTTTACGACACGGTGAAGGCAGCGTATAAGGATATTTTGTCTTTGGATAGGTCTCCGTTCCCGGACAGACCTGTTGGCTATCTGATTAGAAGCGTGGACAAGGCTGGCGTTGTGGATAGGTATATGCCGGCGTTCTATTCCATCGAAGCATTGCAAAAGTAGCCAGATGCAGCACATTAAGCAGAAAGGAGCGGTATGAAGAAGCAGGAAATTGTGTGGTATTCCGTTAAAGATGATGGGATGCCAAAAACAGAAATCATTGAAAGAACGAAAGGTCTGTTCTTGTGTTCGGTAAAAACGGTCTATCTGAAAGATGAATCTATAACGGCAACAAACACAGTCGCAGCGTTTATTGAAAAGGGCGAGTTTGTAAGCACATCGTTTCAGAGGTTGAACATTTCTTCGTGCGATTGCTTTATTGCAAGAGTGGAAGCGTGGGCAGAAATGCCGATATACGAATAAAGAAAGAGTGATAAAATGGCAAAAATTATAGCTGTCGCCAACCAGAAGGGCGGCACAGGAAAGACCACAACAAGCACCTGTCTGGCTGGTGCGTTGCAGTTGCTTGGAAAGAAAGTGTTGCTGGTGGACTGCGATGCACAGTGCAACGCAACGGACACATACGGCGCACAGACAGAGGACGTATGTACTTTGTTCGATGTAATGACCCGGCAGGGCACGGTAGAGGAAGGAATCCAGCACTGCGAAGCCGGTGACATTCTGCCGTCAGACAACGCATTGAAGGACATTGACGAGCAGCTTGTCCGGGACATTGGCAAGAACTTCCGGCTGCGTGAAGCACTGGAATCCGTGTCAGAACGGTACGATTACATCGTTCTGGACACTCCCCCGCAGCTCGGTCTTGCGCTTGTAAACGCTCTGATCGCCGCTAATAGCATCATCGTGCCTATTACAGCAGACCGATATGCGCTTGCCGGATTGAGCCAGCTTTTACAGACCATCGGTGACGTTCGCAGATACTTCAACCCGACTTTAAAGATTGAAGGTCTGCTTCTAAACCAGTACAAGAGCCGTGAGAACCTGTCCAAAGAGGTTGTAGAGCAGCTTCCTGTGATTGCACAAAGCATGGGAACAAGGCTGCTGGACGTGAAGATTAGACCGTCTATGGGCGTTCGTAAGGCACAGGCAGAGCGGCACAGCCTGTTTAGCGGTGATACGGCAAAGAGCACCAGCGCAGAGGATTTCTTGGCACTGGCAAAAATGATTGCGGAGGGGGAAGAAAAATGAGATTGATTGACGCAGACAAAGTACTGGAGCAAAACTTTTATACACTCAAGAATTACAGTAAGGAAGAAGCTGGCGCTTGGAGAGATGGAATTGCTCTTGTAAAAGAAAAAATTATAAATGCGCCTATCATCGACCCGGAAACGTTGCGGCCTGTGGCACGGTGGATTGATGCCAATGACCCAGAAAATCGACCTCAACACAAAGGAACTTATATCGTGAGCCTTTCAAATATGTTTGGAACTGTCGCCGAGAATGCTATTGCAAAATATGATGATGCCTACGATGAATGGGTTCTTTGTGATAGCCGAAAAACGGTTTTTCATGCTGACATAAATGGATACTATTCAAACAGTATGAATGCCGAACTCACGCATTGGATGGAACAGCCTAAGCCGCCAAAGGAGGATAAAAAATGAAAAAGTCCAGCAAAAAAACATCCGGCTTGTTGGGCGGGTTTGACTTCCAGCCTGTTTTTTCGGAACAGACATTAAGCCGAAGTGAGCCAAAGGAAGAAGAAGTAAGCCAAACAAAGCCGAATAATGCCGAACAAGAGCCAATTAAGCCTAGTGATGCCACAGACAGCCATGCACAGCCAAATGAAGCAGAATTAAGCAGTATTAAGCCGAAGCAAGCCAAAGACAGCGAAAGCAAGCCAAGTGATGCCGTGTTAGGCAGAGGTAAGCCGAAGAATCTGAAACAGGCAAAAGAAGTGCAGCGTTTGATTGAACAGGGCGATGTACCCGGCGCACTGGCTGAAGCTGGTTTGACAAAGAAAAAATTCCCGATGCCGGAATCGCATCAGGGTGTTGCAAGCGGTGATGGCAAGCGTTCTAAGCGCATTACCATCCTTATGAGCGAGGAAGAACGCAAGTACATCAACCGTGAAGCAAGACGGCACGGAATGACCATCGGGCAGTATGTGTACGCTCTGGCTGCTGCTGCGGCAGACGGAAAGATTGAATTGGAGGATTTTTTAGATGAATGACGTGTGGACTGATATTGGGCAGAAATATGAAGCAATGGCAAATATGGGATGCAAGCCTTATGGTTTCAAGCGAGTTCCATTAAATTTTGTGTTTGATGAAGATAAGTCGGTGAAGTGGAACAAAGAACAAGCGCAAAAGAACAACGATGATTACGACAATGAAGTTAAGCGACTGAATCAAGAAAAAATGAAGCGCAGGGATGAAATCTACGCAGAGATTTATAAGACGATTCAAGAAGAAGTCGGTTTTGGGATTTCAGAAAAGAAAGCGGCAAAAATTTGGGGGTACGCTTACGATAGAGGGCATTCAGCAGGATGGTATGAAATAATCATCAATTTGGAAGAAATTGAAGAACTCGTAAAGTTCGTATTAGGTAAAAAAACTGAGTTGGAGGATTTCTTAGATGAATGATAGTGAACGACGCCTTATTCGATTTGTTTGCGATGGTGATATGCGAAACGCGCAAAAAGCTGTTAAAATCATTTTGAATTCCATATCATCCAAAAAAGATGAGCAGTTCAAAGAAAATATGCTTCGCAAGTTGGAAAGCAAAAGAGAATTTATTGAATTGCCATATAACTTACAGCATCTTTTGATCGCAGAGGATACAGAAGAATTTCCAGAAGCAAGATTCCTTCTTAGGAACGAAGAAAAAAGTATAACGCAGAAAATCATTGCTATTTATCGAGCATCTGAAAAATTGAACGAAATGGGCATTCCTTATTTGCCAGCATTGATGCTTTATGGACAAAGCGGATGCGGAAAAACCATGCTGGCTAGGTATATCGCTCATAAAGCAAAACTTCCGTTTTTGAGGATTCAATTTTCAAGTCTAGTTGATTCGCACTTAGGGCAAACTCAATCTAACCTTGCGAGAATTTTTGATTATGTGAGAACCGCTCCTTGCGTTCTTTGTTTTGATGAAATAGATGCGGTCGGAATGGCTCGTGGGCAAAACGATGACGTTGGGGAAATGAACCGTGTGGTTATTGCGATTATGCAAGAAATGGATAGATTGCCGAATAATGTCATCATTATCGGAACGACAAACCGATTTGATAGGATTGACCCTGCGCTTACAAGAAGATTTCCGTTGCAATACGAATTAAAGCCGTTGTGCCGTGCGGATGCAGAAATACTTTCCAAAAGGTTCTTTGAATATGCAGGAGCACAATATGAAAACATAGCTTATGAAGACCACGTCCCCGCATCTACTGTTATCAAAGAATGTACAGAACGAATTGTAAATCAAGTTCTGAATCAAGAGGATTTCTTGGAGGATTGACGTATGATGAGGTCGAAGGAATTTTACGAAGAAAGCATTAGCCGTTTACAGAAAATGGTCAAACATGGAGTTTGCGTTCTTTTGTTCGATGCTTTTGCCGTAGCAGTTCAGAATCCGTTTATCTTTGCTGGTAAATGGGCTGCAGCACGCTTGATTTTGTCCATTGCTGTGTCTTTTGCGGCGGGATTTAGCTTTAACACGCTTGTAGATAGCAAAAGACAACTTGATATGTACAAGGCAGATATGGAATTGTACTACACAGGTTCGTTGGAGGATTGACGAATGGGCGCAACCATCAAATGCAAAAAGACTGGGCGTGAAATGGATGTCGGCTACTTCGGGTTTCATAAGCTAAGAGCAAAGATTGCTGAACTTGTTTCCCCAAAAGTTGGAAAACATTATCAGATGTATGATGGTATTTTTAGTATGCCTTCTCCAGCAAAAGAACACGCTCTTAAATCGTACAATGACGAGACGGAGCGACTAATTGAAAGAAAGGAACTTTCAATTAAAATCGCAGACTTCCTTTATCAGTCAGATTGCGGAGGAAAAATACGTTATGGAGCTTGCAAGGAAATTTTGAGGGTTGTAGGAGACTATGACAATAGGGTAATCTATGGGTATGCGGGAAGAGAGAACCCTGCAAGGTTCAAGGATTTTAAGGAAATCTTAAAGGACTGCGTTGACAACAAGTGTTTTATGGTTTGGGAATAGCAATAAACCCCTGTGTAGCCGTTAAAAACTACACAGGGGTTCTTTTTTACTTATCAGCAATGCAATTCCAGTAGAGATACGCCTTGCCGTCCACAGCATCGCTGTCCTCAAGGAACGCCTTTGCCATGTCAGCGTAGAAGCCCGGAGTGTCAACGGATTGACGCTTTGCGACCTGACAATAATCCGAGTACATCATGTTCATAACTGCCCAGAAATCGTTCGGGTCACAGGTGATATTGCGCTGTTTGGCAACATCCTGTGTCTGTTCCAGCGTCCAGTGACAGCCCTTTGTGCCGTCAGCGTTCACCATGCTGTCGCACCATTCCTCCGCTTCATCGTGGGTGAGGTGCTTGCGTGGCATCTTGATGGAACGACTGTCTGCACCGCCATGCTCATACTGTCCAGACCGCTTGTCCCAGTCTCCGCTCTGCGAGAAGCCAATCTGCGGCATCTTGCGCCCATACTCTACGTCAGGGTAGCGGGGGATAGGGTGGGGGTCAATGTAGCGGTTCTCTTCCTGCGGATAGTAAGGATAACGGTCGCTGCCGTCTTCCAGCTTACGCAGACGGCGTTCCAGCTCACGCTCCCTGCGGTCACGCTCTTCCTCAAGGCGGTCACGTTCCGGCTCACGGTCTTTGTCGTGGTCACGGAGCATCATCATGCGGCGAAAATTAGTCTTGCCCATAATCTATACCTCCTCAAGAAATGGACGCAGGCGCACCGGCGTGGGAACGGCAGAAGCAGCCAAGATACTTGAACGTGCCGGTGCCGGTCGCAGACGTTGCTACACGGGTAGCGTAACGGGTGCGGGTGTGGATGCTCTCGGCGGTTGCCTGAGCGCAGTTGCAGTCGGTCAGAGGGTATGCGGTCGTGCCTGCACCTATGGTAATGACCACAGGGGCGTTGATGGTGGTCGTGTCCGGCAAGCTCTGGGCAACAACAATGCAATATTTTTCGCCCGCTGCGTAAGACCCGGCAGGGATGTTGATGGTCAGGGTATCGTCGGCAAACGTGACTGCCTGACTGATGACCAAGTGCGGGCAGAGTTTGCAGCTTGTTTTGCAAGCCATAGTAGTTTCCTCCTAAAAAATCAGGGGCAGAGGTGTCTTACCCCTGCCCCGATGGTTCACCCGGTGTTATCGGGGAGTGTGTAGGTTAGCAGCAGCCGCAGCAGTTCACGCCCACGTTGGGGTTTGCCACCTGATAAGCGGGAATCGGGCGAGGATTTACCCGGTTCAGGATGGTATCGGTCTGCTGGGACATCACAGTGGTCAGAAGCGCATTCTGACGATCCTGAGAAGCGGCGAACTTCAAGTTCTGATTCTCAGCGGTCAGAGTGGCAATCTTATCCTGCGTGAAGTAGTCCATCATGCTGCGGAAATTGGCGTTGCAGTTGTCCACGATGGCGCGGGCATTGTCTGCGATAGCCTGACGGGTAGCGCAGTCCTGCTGCGCAATGGTGTACTTCAGGTCGCCGATGAGCTGCTTGTTCTCGCAGCAGCAAGATGCAAGCTGCGTGGAAAGTGCGGTCTGACCCGCCTGCCGTGCGTTGCCCTCCTGCATGATGGCGAGGCTGATGGCGTTGTCGCCGTTGGACATGCTGCGTTCCAGACCGTTCACGAGCTGTGCGTTCTGGTAGCCGAGCTGACAGATGGCGCTGTTCACGCCCGCAAAGCCGTTTGCGATGTTGGCGTTCACGCCGTTCATCTGCACCAGCTGGTCATAGCCCAGAGAGCAGATGCCGCTTTGGATGCCAGCCAGAGAACGGGAAGTGTCCTGCTGATAGAAGCCCTCCGACAGCGCCGCACGAGTATCTGCGCCGCCCTGACCAGTTGCGCCAGTGCCGACCAGATAGGGGATGTAGCTGTTCATGCCGTTGTCACCACCGTTTCGACCGTAGCCGTTTGTACCCCAGCCGAAGATGATGGCGAGGATGATAACCGCCCACAGACCTTCGTTGCCGAAAAATCCGCCGTTGTTATTGCCGCCGTCCTGCCCAGCCAGATAACCAGTTGCAAAATCGTCCATAACAAAACTCCTTTCAGTTTTGCGTTATGCCATCCCACCGCCGTGTGCGGTGGGCGAAGCCAAACAAAAGCGGTTTTTATCAAGTCCGCAAAACTGAGAAGCGTTTCGCTTAGAGGGATGCTTTACCGGGGCAGCGTCAGGTTCAGGACGCTTGCCAGCTGGTTCAGGTCGATGCCGCGCTCTTTGGCGAGGTTCTGTGCCATCGTTCGGAGCTGCGTTTCGTTTTTGCCCTGAATCAGGTTCAAGCCTTGCATGATGGGTGCGTTCTGCCCGCTCAACTGCTGGATAAGCCCCATCGGGTTCTGCCCGGCACGAGCCAGATTTGCAAGCTGCATGATGGGGCTGTGCGTAATCACATCAAACGGAGAGGACATTGTTATTCTCCTTTCTTCGCAGCGGCAGCGGGCTTTGAAAAGCTCTTCTGCCACTTTTCCAGTTCATCCAGCCTGTGGACGAGGGCGTTATACTCTTCAATAGGCACATACTGCTGTGTCGGTGCAGCGGTCTGCTGTGCCTGTTGCGCCTGTATCTGCCGCCACGCTTCCGGGCTGTAAAACTCCTGCACATAGGATTCACAGGTGTCCGGGTTCAGCCGCTTGCAGTAGATCACGCCGCTGCGCAAGTCTGGGCAGTAGGTCGGTCTGCCGTACAGGTCAGACGGTATTGCCAAAAATTCCTCTCTGCTGGAAACAGGTCTGCCCAGCAGCCAACCGCCGTCCTGTACCGACTGCTGAACAGGCTGCTGCCCATTCATCGGCTGCGGACGCTGCTGCTGTGCCTGTGGCATCTGCGTGTTCGGCAGGGGAGTGGCAAGCCCTACCGTTCCCATGCCGCCGTAAGGATTGACAGGCTGCTGTGGAACGTATGGTGTTCCGGGTGTCTGATAATAGCTCATAATACATCCCTCCTATTGCGCTCAGTGTACCGCACCGGGAGAAAACGAGAGACAACGAAGACACAACGAAGGACAAAAAGCTTGATTAAAACTTGATTAAAGCTTGATTAGAACTAATACAACTAATACAAAATGGACAAAAAAGTAAGGCATGGTTTGGTGACTATGCCTGTATCACTTGTATTAGTTTTGTGGTATAATCAGTACAACAAAAACGTACGGAGGAAACGAATATGGAAAACACTACCATCCGTAATCTCGGCAAGCTGTACCACTTACTGGACGAAGCCTGCACCCCTGACCATGTAAATCAGGCAGACTTTGACAACGCAGCGAGGTTCCCTGTGCGTGGCGTGACGATGAAGATCACGCTGGCGCACAAGCTCCATAAAATGACCCCGGAGCTGGACAATGCCTGCTCCTACGTCCTGAAGGATGTAGACCTTGAGGACGTAGAGAAGAGCTATTCCCTCAAAGCATTGCCGATGGGACAGCAAGGGCTGTTTTTAATTGGGTATAACTCGCCCGATTACAAGACGCTTGGCGTGTCTGCCGTCAAAATCAAGGCAGCCAGAGAAAGCGCAGGATTAACCATCAGGGCCTTGGCAGAAAAAACCGGGCTGTCCACTGCAACCATTCAACATGCAGAGTCTGGCAAGGCAGTCTCGAGGATGTCTACCCTCGAAAAGATCGCAGCCGCTTGCGGCGTTACCATCGCTGATTTACAGGGATGAGCCGCGCGATAAAGAAAAGATGCACCATTTGCGGCAAGCCCTTCCAAATCTATCTCAGCAAAAAAGACTGCCGGGCTTCCATGTCCCCAAAAATAAAAAAATCCCCCGATGCTCCAAACGGAACACCGGGGGATTTGCCTATCCAAGTATTTTATCAATACCTTTCAGCCGGTAGCCTATCGCCGTCCGGCTGTAATGTGTCTGTGCTGCAATGTCCGGCAGCGGGAGCCGCTCAACGTACCGCAGTAAGGCTATCTTACGGTCTACCCTCCCAAGCGGTGCGTTTTTGATGGCGGCGGTCATCCGCTGTCTGTCAAGTCCTCGCAGCGCAGCGGGCAGCACTACGCGAGCCGCCGCCACAGGCAGCACCGAGCCAGAAGGGCTGCGGGAGCTGTCCGGCGTTGCGCACCATAGTGCCAAGCACGGCAAACTGGTGACGAGTTCGACTTTTGAGGCTGAAAAAGTTAAACTCATTTACAAAAACAGCCTGTTTCAGCCATTGTTGTGCGTATGTAGTGCTTGCCATAATAACCTCCTTACTCCTTTTCCAGCGCCGCTTTCATGCGGTCAAAGAAAAACTGGATGACCGCGCCGATGGTCTCATCGGTGATGGCCCAGCTGATGAGCCTGCCGTATTTGCTGGTACTCAGGGCGGCCCGCAGCATCTTGACGACCCACGCCTTGCGCTCTGCGCCGCGTTTAGTCCCCTGAATCTCCTGCTCTGCCCGCTCGATGAGGTCAAGCACCAGAGGCTTTACCGCTGCGCCATAGCCCAGTCGGATGCAGCCCAGGGCGTAAAAGATCACGCCACCCAGCATCAGAACTGCCGCCACCGGGGCAGGGATAACGCCCAAAATGTTATTGATCGTTGCCATGTATTACTCTCCTCTCTCTTTTTCGAGGTCTGCAATGCGGTGGTTTGCCACCTTCATCTGTTCTTCAAGCACCGGGACGCGCTGGGCGAAATTGTTGTGTGTCCGGACTTCCCGGGTCAGCTCTTCCAGCTTGGTTTCGGTCACCGCCTGCTGCTTGTCCAGCTTGGCGTCCATGCTCTGGGCGGTGTGGTTGTTGGAGACGATCACGCCGATCAGGCTCAGACCGCCGGTGATAATGGCTACGATGACTGCTTCGCTCATGCGCCCTCCCGGAGACGGGTCAGGCCCTTCTTGCGGATGATTTTCGGATAGTTGAGGGTAGTGACGTTGAGGTCTACGTTGCCGGAGATGCCCGGCACGCTGCCCTTGCTGGTGTGTTGGTGGGCGTTGTAGTTAAACGTCACGTTGG